CCGTCACCATCGCATAGCGCCGTAGTGCCGATAGTGTAAGAGTAATCTTCTACGCCATCCACATATACTTTGACTGTAGTGCTATTCCTCACCATCGCTATATGATACCAAGTGTCATCGGCCCAATCAGTCTTGTCAGTTTCTATGCTATCTTGCAGATTCCACGACCCGCTTGTGTCCGTCAGGTATACTCGCAACTTTTTAGTTGTGGCATTATTGAAAAACAACATCCAAGATCGGCCTCCACCACTTGCGAAAAGCCCAGAGTTCGTGGAGAAATCACCGTTATAAATCCATCCCTCAACGGTGAAGTCATCAGCACCAAAATTAAAATCAGATGAACTAGGAACACTTAAATAATCCCCAGTACCATCAAACAAAATAGAACTGTCACCAACCTTACTCTCCGCTCTTGTGTTGGTTACATCACCGTTAGCGGTTATGGTGTGATCGCCAAGATACTTTATTAAAACAACGCCTGAGCCACCTGCTGCACCATATTTAGTATCTGGGGTACCAATGTGGTATGATCCAGCACCGCCACCACCGCCGGTGTTTGCCGTACCTGCTACAGCCGCAGAACTGGCGTACTGCGCTCCATTTCCCCCACCGCCAGTACCACCGGGGCCAAATGCTGCTGGGCCATTGCCTGAACCGCCCCCACCGCCACCACCGAAATATCCAGATACTCCATAGGAGGTGAAGGTAGAAAACAATACACCATCACCACCATAACCCCCCGAACCACCACTAGGAGAACCATCAGTATTTCCCTCTTCACCTGCGCCACCGCCACCAGAACCGGCACTTTCATCTCCGCCAGCACTGCCCCCGTCATTTCCATATGAGGTTGCTCCAGTGAAAGATGCTTGCGTAGATGATCCTCCAGTACCGTCACCACCCTGAGCGCCAGCACCACCTCCAGAACCGCCGTCTTTGCCGTTTCTGATAGGAGCGGCACCATAAGAACCACCACCGCCGCCGCCGCCAGCAGTAAGGGCTAAACCACTACCTTCCGCATTTACATTAAAAACAGAATCTGATCCCGTACCACCTCTGTTACCAACCCCCCAGCCAGTAGCACCACCAGCGCCAACGGTAATATCATAAACAACACCAGCAGTTACTGCATAGGTTGAATCATGAACAATTCCACCAGCGCCACCACCACCCCCATAATAATAAGAACCACCAGCACCTCCTCCAGCAACAGTAAGAACCTCAACCTCTGTTACTCCAGCAGGACAAGTCCAAGTATCTGAGCCTGTAGAAGTGAATGCGTCTATAATAACTGCGTTCCCACTACTATCCTCAAAACTAGCCGCTAGTTCCGTGGATGAGTATTTCTGGTAGAAGCCGTTAGTGCCGAATGTCAGATCAGATGCGTCTATGGGTTTCCATTGCCCAGTTGCGGTATCTGTTTCACCAAAGGATGATGCGGCTAGGGCTGTGCCGTCAATGAAGTAGTATTCAGCAAGATAACCATCACCATACACAAAACTGGTACCAACTTCTGAGATACCAACCTCATGGACTGTGGCGGAATTAATCCTTGTATCGGTATCTTCAGCCCACATGGTGCTTATGTTTAGAGTTTCCTGAACACCATTAACGTAGATTTTTACTCTGTCAGTTTCCGTTGTTTGAGTAACATCTACAGAAATACAAACATGATACCAAGCAGACGGGTCGCGGTAAGCCGCATTGGTTGAGAGATCAACTGCGGTTGATCCACCATTCTTACCAAATAGAAAAAACCCTGCTTCAGAACCACCCGGTGAACCAGACCTCTGATTACCGAACCGAAAATAAGTACGATTATTCGTGTCAGTATACTCAGAAAGAAATCCTATACCATACTCATCCTCAATAGCCTGCCCCAACTTCGCCCATACAGAAATAGTAAAAACCTGTCGATTACCGGCTGTAAAGGTTCTGTCTAAATAAGCGGAATCACCAAGATTAAACCGCAACGACTGATCTATCGTGTAGTCTTCTGCCGCAGACTTGGCTAGTCCTGTTTGAAGTACGGGCATTTAACTTAGGGCTTCACTTGCTGAAACATATACTGAGGTTCCATCGCTGTAGTAGGAAACTAAATATGTTCCCGCCGTGGATACATCCCAAGATGCGCCTTTCTTAACTTCACTCCCAAGGGAGATCGTGTAAGCGGAGGGATTTATCAGTGTGATGAACCCTGCCTGTCCAGCGCTTTCATTTGAAAATTCAAGAGTGTCAGCGCCTCCCGGTGTGTATTTGAAGTTGTTGGCAGTATCTAAATCAAGAGTGCCATCCGTAACAACAGAGGGAGTACCACGCTGCGAACCAGACCAAGACTGATCTGTCGCAAGCGTGACAAGTGCGGTGACACCATCCAACAGGTTCATCTCTGTTTGGGTGGTGTTCACTGCGCCAGCAGTAAGGTTGGGGAACTGCGTCTGTAACACAGTTTTTATCAAACGGAGATGATCATCTCCCTCACCAACGGGGTCGCCTACTACGGGATTGGTATCTACTAATTCACTTATATATGAGGCTGTTTCTAGTCCCATAGCAACCTCCTATTAAGCAGATGCGGCAGTTAGTGTAACTGTAACTGTTAGAGTATCTCCAGAGATAACTGATCTTGAAGAACTAAAGTCCACAACGCCATATAGTGTTCCAGAAGTACCTGACTTGGTATTACTAGATGTTATAAAAGCACCCGCTACAGTAGCAGTTCCGTTGATTGAAAAGACAGCCTTATTAGAAGAGTTATCTATGCTTCCAGAAGAGGCAGTTCCCAAGGTTAGGGTCTGGCGGACAGATTCGCTATAATCCGCAACCACGGCCCATCCACTATGGGATGACATTGTATCTCCAGCGGCCTTAGTCCCTGCGCCTGCAAGTCCTACATACCATGTGGTGATCTGGGTTCCACCATCAAGCGTAATGCTTAACACATGGTTCAGTCCTTCTGTGGTTACAAGGTTCTTATTCTTCTCTCGCCATTTTTCGGCCCCATTCGAGTCATAGCAAACTACTTCCCAAATGTTTCTGAGGCCGAGATTAAACTCGTTGTTCTCTTTCATTTGTAAGCCTCCATCGGCCTTTAGGGTTGGTATAAAATTTATCAATTCGGGTAATCCACCTTTGTCCAAGTTGTTGTTACATCGTCTACTTCATTCCATAGAAAGCCAGAAGAGGTTGACTGACTGGCAGTAACGGCAAAACTAATAGAATCCGCATAGTTGGTAAAAAGTTCACATTCGTTGCTAAGAGATAGATCAAATTCTGCACTTACTCCACCAGCATAGATTGAAGAAGAGGTATATCCCGCCGTAGCAGCAAAAGTCGCTGATCCTGCAAGATTATGTTGCGCGCTAGATGTGAAGCCATTGCTTACTGCATAAGTGGCAGCACCAGTAGCATTAAGTGCTGGGGAACTTGTATACCCAGAATTTACTGCAAAAGTAGCGGAAGGGTTTAAGCCCCTTACTACCGAATCAGATACTCCAGTACTAACAGCGAAAGTAATAGAGTCTGTAAATCCTCTCCCGCCAGCAACTGTAAATCCTTGTGATAGTCCATAGGTGGGATCACCCGTTTTAGCAGGCGTATCCCAGTCTATCCCTACGTTGCTCCACAGAATAGGAGAGGTGGCTTGCGCCCATGTGATAGGAGCGGTCAATAGTAGCCACTCGTATTCATCACTCTAAGGGCGGAGCCTGAGTGACGATCCTTGTTGTCCTGATCCTGAAGGTCAGTAATAGCCTGTTTAAATGCTGTGGCCCATAACTGTACTCTGGGATCATTCATAATGAATGGTTCAGCCTCTAATAGACAACCATATAAATAGATATCAGGGGCATTGGTAATCATCCAGTTAGTTGCAGCCACAGAAGTGAGAGCGTCAAACTTCTTATAGAATAACATCTCTATAGTCTGTACGCTTCCCGGGATTGGCCCTAACTGAATCTCATCTGCTATGATGGTGTACATCTGCGGAGTTCCAGACCCCGTGCTACCATATAACCTGTCGTATATCTCAGGTGTAACGTACTGCATAGGAACTATAGGAGATGTGTTTATCTGTAAGTTACGCATCTGAATAAAGCCAGTAGGCAACGCTAGATTTCTCTGCGCCGCCACTGTAGACGCGGTCTGCTTATTCTCCATCGCCCTGATACGCAAGAGTCTATTGAATCTTGCCTCACACAGGGCGATAAACTCTGGTATTCTATCTGTTAGATCATCTCTGTCTAACCAATTAGCAACAGCGGTAT